TCTGTAAAAATTTGTTGAGTTTTTGTGTTGTTTGGTTTTAATATCAAATTACTTGTAACTGCAGTTTGACCACTGAATGGGTCTCCTTTTACAATTAAAGTCACATTACCCCCACTTAGTGAAACCGTTGGTTCAAAATCCGTTAATGGATATTCCTGTGAAAAGTCTTGGAAGTAGATTGCGTAGTTTTCAAATTCACTAGTCAACGCCCTGATTGGGTGGATAGGGAAAGGTTTGACTTCAATATTTCTTAATGCATTAACCGAAAAATCAATTTCAAATGGGTTTCTAAACAACCTTGTATTCATGTCAAAAGTTGTCTCATCATTCACCACATCATATTGAATGTTGAATGCGGTGTAACCTGTGAACAACCCAGCCTGTTGATTTGGAAATATTTCAATCGCAGCCGGGAAATTATTGATTATTTTAATCGCCGACGCTGATAACCTTTTTGATAAAGAACCATATAAAGAAAAACTTGTAATTTCTGACAAGTCATAATTTGGGTAAACTTTAAAGTTTTGTTCAATTATTCTTTTGGCCTGCTCAATGTTATCAATCTTTAGGTTCTCTAAAGTATATGGTGTTGAAAACACTCCAGTATCGAACTGACGATTGTTTTTTTCGTATATCGCAGTTGTAAATTGAAAATTCCCTTGTGTCAACCCTCCCGCATCAGTAATCTGAACACCTACAAGATTATCTGCAAAAGTATTCGTACCAATTGGGGGAAAGAAAATTTTATTTGCCATTAAGTAATAATATTTGTGAAGTTTTTACTAAAGTCTATATTAGCACCTCTATCTTGTCTAACTTCATATAATAATTCATTAAAGTTATCACGTACTTCAAACAAGTTGTACTGTTTATAGATGTTGTTATTACTATCATAAAGAGTATAAATACCATCTTCCATACTCTTAGTCTGATTACCGTAAAGGGCAATTGCTAAAGTATCAATATCATAATCCGCCATTTGAATGTCTATGGTTATTGGATTAAAGAAAGTATTTGTTACTATAATATTTTGATTTGGTTGACCAATAAATGGTGTTGCAGTTGGTTTGTTTGTTGGTGACGATGATGGTGAAAGGGTACAAAATACCAAATCACTTCCTCCATCCACATACCTATATCTAATTGTTTTTTGTGATGAATTAACTTGTTCTGTAACAACCGGCTCACAAAAAAATGAAGATGTTACAATACGATAAAAGTTTGGAATTTTTGTCCCGTCTTGATTTAAGTATTCTACTCTAAATCCTACCAATCCTTGGTTTGTAAACTTATTTCTAAATTGTGACGGCACATCATTCAAATTGATAATGATACCTTTTACGTTAGGTAGTGCTGATAAAACACCACAATCGGTAATTGTAGTTCTTATTTCGGCAGGTTTTATATATAATGTGTATATTCCTTTTTTATTAAACTCACTTGCCGGTAATTTTAGATTATAAAGTCCACCTAAAATTTCAACATTTGCATTTCCACCTGTGTCAGCATTGTGATAGTATGGTGTAAGAATACTTTGTGCATTTAATTTTTTTAACAGAAAATTATCTGTTACGTCTCTACTTGGCGTATAGTGTAAGATAATATCAACATCTAGTGGTGATACATCTGAGGGTCTTACAATACCGTATGTTCCTAATGCCATTTTTTTATTTTATAAATAGTTTATACAGGTTTTTTATGTTACGTTAATTTTGAAGAATCCGTAACCATATCTTTCTAAGTCTCCAATATTATCAACTTCACCCAAACGCGTTAATGACTCATTTGCACTATATTTACCTCGTTCAACATAGATATCCGTTTGGATTTGCGGTGCCATTACAAAGTCTAGTAATTGTTCATTTTTGGTAATAATTGACGTATCTAAATCATTTGGTTGAAGTCCGTAACTATTCGTAACATAGAAAGTTCTTCCGTCAGGTAAATCATAATAGGATATATTTTCTATTGTGTACCCCGTAATTCCATCATCTATAGAATCAATTTTACCATAGAATTGATTGTTTTTTGTAAACAAATAACCTACAGTGAACGCTTCTGTTCCATATCTTCTTAAATCATTAACTTTTGATTTTGTAAAACCTGAAACAATAAATGGTGTTGTTGTCCAATTTGATGAGGCTTGATATTGAGCACTTTGATTGGAGTCTAATGGTAAGATATAATTCAAAGATAATTGTGTGTTTGCCCAACTACCTCCCTGTGGTGTAAAATAAATTGTACCATTTGGGTTAGGTGTTGTCACCCCAACCAACGGGATTGTAATTGGTTTTGATATTGTGGTTAATCCCCAAGGATTAGAACCTGACATTGTAATTGTGTAATTACCGGGTGTTTGATAGATATGTCCGAGACTCGTTGTTGATAACTGTTGGTGGGCAGAACCGTCTCCCCAATCAACAATGAAAGTTGTAAAATCTAAATAACTTGTTGTGAAATCACCCGAAGTATTATAAAGTTTAACTGAAAATAAATTAGATGGGTTATCACCTGAAAATAAGAAGTTAGTTATAATATCTTTTTGACAAATTAATCCGTCAAACTCAGAATAGTAACCAATATCATTATAAGTTTGTGTAAACAATAAAGGTATAGTTAACCCCGTTAATAGTGAGTCACCATTCGTCCCTCCAGTTAAAATTTGAGTCATACCAGAATACAAAGAAAAGTTCTGAGTGACTGACGTAAAAGGTGTTGAAGGTGTTGGTACTCCGTTTGCTGGTAAATCATAAAATGTTTGTGCAGTATATACCAATCCAAATATATCTGTGGATAAAACTTCAGGTGAAATCTTAAAAGTTAATTTTTCGCTTTCCATTATGGATTAACATATTCATACCAGTTTATTGCTTCATTTGTTGTTTGTCCTTGACCGACTCTAACTTGATTTGGGGTTTCTTTATATATCTTATATTCATAACTACTGTAGTCTAATACAACTTTATAGTAGAAGAATTCTTGTTTGTTAAAATTAAATTTTGTTGGTCCTGAAAAAGAAGATTGTGGTTCATTTACCATTCTTACAAATTGCCCTTTTTTAGCATTGAAGAATTTACAGGACATGTAAAACTCAGTTTGTTGTATATAAGATTCATTTCTTAACCAATAAAAGAAAAACCCTTCTTTATCTTGTCCTGTGTAATCCAAGACATACTTCGGTTTTTTAACCAACACTGATGTTGGGTTCAATGCGGGTCCAATAGTACCCGGTTCTTTAAGTCCTTGTTGTGTTGGTAGAATCACGGAAAACAATATTTTTTGAGTCTCGTCGTTTTTAGTATCGTAAAAATCTAATTTGAAAAAGGACGCTTTGAATGAATTTGAAAAATAGTATATCTCCGAATCAGTAAATGACGCATTTTGATAATCATCTAACCAATCATTTATTGATGGTGGATTTGTTACAAAACTTGTTGGTTGTGTATAATCAAAGAAATTAAATATATACGAAATTTCAGTCTTGTTTGGATTACTATCCCAAGGTGCGTGTGCAAATCTTGCAACCTCAAAATCTTCAATACCGTTTATTATTTGTTGTACCGCATTTTTTTCAAATTGCTCCACCGCTTGTTCTCTACCCTCAGTATCAAAAGTTAGTTCGATAGGTATATTCAATTCCAAATCATTTGGATTTAATCTAAATCTATAGTAATTATTATTCACAATCGTCATTTATTGGTCCGTTTATGATTGTTGTGACAAAATCAGTATTTCTTTGGGTTGGTTTTTGTAAGAATGTAATATCTTTGAATGGGTAGTGTGCCCCATTAGTGAATGGGTAATCAACACCAATTCCTTCACTATCAATAAATCCGTAAGTGTATATGTCTCTCCATATGAAACTTTGCTCATACTCAGAGAAATAAGCATATGTAGGTACAAGGTCACTATCTTTTGGGTTACCGAATTCCAAATAATTACTAAATACCCTTACTTGTATTGGGTGGTGTGGTTCATACACATAACCACTAGGTAAAAATAAAGTTGAGTTGTCAAAAAAGTAATTACTGTTCAAAGAATATTTGTGATACAATGGTGAAATAACATATTCAGATTGTTCTACATTATTATATTCACAGAAATCACCTTTTATTACAGAACCATTAGGTAGTTGTTCTGTATAATAAAATAATTGACCACTACCTAATGGTTGTTCATATGAACCTAATGGTAAAAAATCTTTATTAGCTAAAGATGTGTGGTTCCACCAATTACTTGTAGAATCTTTTAAGAAATTAAAATTCCATCCAATATCAATTCCAGTGTTTGTTCCATCAGTATTTTGAATCGGTGGGTTAAACCAACCCATATAACCTTTATGTATAATAGAAACAAATAATTGAGTGATTGGTTTTCCGTTATTATCTTTCAATCCCGCAATTGATACGTCTTTATTCAAACTATATGTAAATGATTTAGAACCTTCTTTTGTAGAAACTCTTTGGACACCATTTGGTGTAAGTGCAGAATATTCTAATTTAGTTTTAGTGCTAAACGCATTATTTTCAAAACCAGCCTGAGAAATAACAAACTCATCATGATTGGCTAAAACTTTATGGAGTCTAATATAATATGAAGATTTAGTTTCAGCACTATTAACTAAAGAAGTAATTCTTTTGAATGTACCAGGAGTTCCTGGTATTATTTGGGATGGTGTGAATTTCATATTGAAAATAGAAAATACCTTTTCTTCTGACCTATAATTTTCATCACCTATTGAATAAACCTGATAAACTTTTTTACCACTAATACCATTTGGTACTGAAGGAATATTAAGTTCAACCCATTCACCCTCTTTTAAGTTATGTCTTGTACCACAGTTGAAGTAAACCACATTTTTTCCATTTGTTTGACCTGTATTGATTACAAACGGTATTCCGTCGGCCGCGACAAAGTTCATGGTGGTATTGAACGTATCATCTGTATATGACATAGGTTGAGTAGTTGAGCTACTAAACGGATATGTTAAATACATAGACCAATTATATGATGTTGCACTTTTTGGTATAAAATCTCTATGACCTGGAATTGCTGAGTTTCTTAAAAAAATAAACTCTTCAAATTGTGGGTAACCCTCCCATGGTACATTTGGATTTGGTGGGTTGTTTAATGTGGCATTATTAATTGGATTAGTATAATACAATATATTTCTAAATGGGGTATATGTTGTTTTACCTGAAACACTATTTTGAAATATGTTGGTTATTTTACCTGATATTCTAAAGTCACTACTTTCTTGTCTTTCGGTATCAAACTGAGTTGCTAAATTTATTGTTAATGACCTATCACCTTCAACCATAGTTCTTCTATCACCAATGAGTGGTGGTTGAATCCAAATGTCTTTGTCTGTGTTACCAGCAAATTGTTTTGAACCTAAAACTATCTGTATTTCGTTTTGATTAGACATTACTTATTGAAAATGTATTTTGTTATGTATTTGTTCATTGCACTTTTACCCTTAGACAAACCAAAGTAGAAATGGAATGGTGCCCCTACCAAAAACTTATTTGATTGACCTGATGGGAAAACTGTACTATATCCATTATTATTTGAGTTATAGATATAACCTTTCTTACCATAGTTTGAATTATTAAAATAATTCGAATAAGGTGCTTGGTAAAAACTTTGTGTTTGGTATTTGTATTTGTAAAAACCGTTTCCTTGTAATCCTGTAACCCAATCATTTTTATCTGTACCAAAAATAGTATCTGTGTTGTTTAATCCCCAAAGATAAAATGGTACTTCTTGTGTTTTAGGGTACCCATAAAGATTAGTTAGTGTTGGGGTGAACGTTGTAATACCTGGTGTCAGTTTAATTCTGTTCTCTGTGTTTGCAGTAAAGAATACACCAACTAAAGCATCTCCGTTATTTGCAACGTATAATGTCGTATCGTCATAAGTGTCATCACTAAATCCTTCTACACCATATTCAGAGTTTATACTGAAAAGTTGTGCAATATCACCATCAATTCTATCTTCACTACGTGAGAACATTCTATTAATGGATGCATCCCCAAGTCCTAACATCTGACCCAAGAAATTAGAATTAATTAATCTTGAAATTATAAATAATTGGAGTAAATCAGAGGTATTATTAAATGATGTAGACTTAATTGTATCCATTAAATATCCTTGGAATTGTGGATTTGTAGAGATTTCTTTTGTGAATTGGTCTCTTGGTCCTAAATCCATAATTGTGGTAGGGAAGAAAATATTTCTTGTGTTCATACCTCCATAACCAGCAGTAATTAAAGGTGTGAGTGGTGCTAATCTTCTTTTTGGTATTTGCCCAACAAAGTCATTACCTGTATATGGTGTTGACCTATAATAAATCGCATTTGTTTTACCTTCAGCATAGAATAATGGACCTTGTCCCGTTCTAAAAACACTATCGTAACTTCCACAGAATAGGTATTTTTTTGGTTGTCCAGAAACATTAAATATCGTTTGTTTCTTGAATGAGAACATATATAATGAACCGTTTACCCAGTTGTTTTGGAATACCTGTGAGAAAACCCCTCGACATGCGGCAAACATCATTCTAAACCTTGATTTCCATTCGATAAAATACTTTATGTCTTTAGGTATTGATGCAACTAGTGGTTTATCTACAAAATAATAACAACCACCTTTAACTCTTTTACCGTTTGGATTTGCATCACATGGGTCATCAACAGTGAAATTAGTCCCACTCCCATTGTAACATTCTAACAAAGTTAAATTACTACATTGTAGTGAACCTATAACTGCATCTGTAATACCATTTGACGTGTCTCCTGTCAAGTCTTGTATGTTGTTTGTATTATCTGTGGCTTGTGACGATACGAAAGGAACTACAGTACCATTTCCTTGTTCATTTATAGCAAAGATTGCAAAGTTATTATTTAAGTGAAGTGAATATGAAGAATTACCACTTAGTTCTAAAGAAGTGGAAGTCGGTAATCTGTCTGTACGTAATACAAGTCTGTTGTTATTTGAAATTGTGACATTTGGTGGTGATTGTAGGTGATATGCCGGTGACATTACTCTCGCTTCATGTGTTGTGTAATCATAATAAGTACCACCAGAAATGGTTGAAGTTACAAAGGTACCTCCCTCAATGTTACCTTGTGGTGTACTTGATTGTAGGTCTAAATAAAATTGGAATGACATTTTATTATTTCCATTTGGGAAATCGTCCAAAGCACCTGTATTGTTTGTAAAATACGATAAAGCATAACCATCAGTATTAAATGCCTTAAAATTCAGTTGACTTTTATCCGTTGAGTTATAGTAATGAATTGAATTGTTTGTAAACGCAGTAAATTGACTGCTGTCCACAGTAAATCCAAATGGTTCGTGGTAAAGTGATACGTTAGTGTTTCCAGTAACACGATGTGTTTCAGGTGTTTTATAATCAGTAAACCAATTGTTAGATAGGGTGCTTGTTGATGGTCCTGTATTTGGTTGTACAGGTATATTCAAATAATATGCCCCTTCAACTATAGGTCCTACACCAAAAGAATATCCAAATATTTTTGATAAGTCGTATCTAATATTTTGTTTTTCGGTATATGGGTCAACACCTCTATTAAGTATTATTATCGCCATATTTTCGTGTAAATCCAAATAATCAAGTGGATAAACACCTTGTGTAATTAATGGGAACCCAAATTCTAATTTTTGTGTTTTTGTGTAAAGATACCTATTCAAAAATCCTAAAGTTGGGTGTGTTGAAGCTGTGAACGCATCTGTTGTACCACCTGTAATGACTTGGAAATATTCTACACCCGCTTTGAAGTTATATGGTTTACCTTGTTCTGTTATTTTTAATTTTAGTTGTCCGTTTTGTATATTACCTAAAGGGTTAATCCATGTAACAGGTCTTGTTACTAAAGAGCCTCCGTTATATGGTGTTGAACCGGTAATATTATTAGTATTAAATTGGTTTGGCGTCGTTAAACCTGTGATGTTAGGGTCACTGATAGTTGTTAGGTCAGTGAAAGACAATAACTGTCCTGGTTGTAATACTGATAACGTACCTGGGTCAACAAGTAGAACCATTATATTATCATCAAATGTTGTTGACGGGCTAACTGTATTTGTTTGTGGATTTATATTTCTTACTGTAGTTCTAATGTGATTATCACCCGCAAAGTATCTTCCTCTTGTGTTTCCAATATTTAGGCTTTGAGCCAAATTAATATCAAACCCAATCTTCCCTCCTGTAGCAGTGAAAGGCCACTGAGCAATAGGAACTTTGTAGAGTTTATTAAGACCTGAATATGAACCTGAATGATATTGGTATCCTGCAAAAATTTGTCTTACTCCATTTTGATAAGGTGTTGCTCCTGACCAACTTGGGTCAAGTACCGCACCTTCATATGCCTCGTATGAGTTGATTGAGGTTAAATCCGCCAATAAACTATTATTTACTGAAGAAATTGTATTTGTAATACTTTGAGCTGTTGGTGATGTTTCGGTAGGTAATGCTTCATCTTCACAAGGACAAGCTTCACAATCGGGATAAGACATCATTGGTAGTGATATTCTCTTGAATGGGTTATCACTACCTAAAGGAGTAATTGTTGTTTGTTTACAATCTTCTTTTTTTAACTTTGGTGATAAAAATGCTACGACAAGACATATAGTATAAATCAATTTGTTAACAATCCAAACTATTAAATCTATTATAAATTGGATTATTGGGTATATTAATGCTAGAACGTGTAGTATAATAATTAAAGCAACAAAAGCCGGTGTTAAAATAGTGAGTATTAAATTCATTATAAAAACAAGGAAATCAAAGTTCCTTACACCATCATTCACAGGAAATCTGTTTACATTATTAGTACAAGTTCTATCGGTAATATCTTTAATGCCTAAGTGTCTTAATCTGTTTGAACCCCACTTCCATCTATCTAAATGTCCTGATATTGTATATACTTTATTGTAATTAAATTCATAGAACCTATCTTCACAATTTATAGCTTCTTGTATCATTTGGACACCTGTAGTAGTTCCGGTATCACCATATTCATTCCAATCCAAACTGAATGCGTATGAGTAAAGTTGGGCATCTAAATCAGCGGGTTCGTTTGTGTTTGAAGATGACCATCCCCACTCTTTAATGTTAGGTACTAAATAATCACCTCTCATTATACTATTTTCCATACCTGTCTCATTTTGGTATTGGATTCTAAATCGATATTTTCCTTTTGTTGGGATACCTACTGTTGGGTCGTTTGAAAGTACTTCTTCTCCAAATTCATTTGTGGTCACGTAGTCTAAATTCATAGGTACTTCAACTAACCATGTACCATCATCATCAATTACTTTACCACCATCAGGTAGAATATGTTGCTCCAAAATAGGTCTTCCATCAACATCATAACCAATTGTTTGTCTAACGGCTAAAATACTACCAGGTGACGTAACTAAATCACATAGATTACCTGTTTCTTTTTTTGGTTTACATTTTGTATCTAAAAAATCTTCATCTGAAGATGAAAATATTGACCCCATAAAGATTGCATGAGGTTTGATATCAATACCAAAATCTCTTAAATCAAAGTCAGTTCTTGTAATTCCAATATTACAAATATCATTTTCACCCCAAAAAGGTGTTACCTCAACATCTTTTTTAATATTAACAAGTTGTGGTAATGAACTTAAATCCGTTGACGACTTAAATTGGTCTCCATTAAATTGTTCGGGTGTTGCTAAACCAGCCCTGATTAAGTCTGCAGGTCTTAAAGAAAAAGAACCAATATTAGAAAGGTCTAAATCTAATACTAAAGTTTGAATACCTAATGGTGCTCCAACAATCATAAAGTCACCACTTTCATTAGTTTTTACGGTGTATTTATAATATTTTTCATAAACCTCTAATACTTCAGTTCTTGTAAGAACATCTTCTCTGTCGGGAAAAGTTCCTGTTGGTGTATGTCCTGCGTATTCTTGTTTGTATGGTAATAAATTATATCTATAACCATCCTCGTTTTTTTCATCCGCCGTCTTATATGGGTATAATGTAGATATTACAGGGTCATTTTCGTCCACACTATCTAATGGAACAAATAATGAGACATTAGCATTTGGGACTCCGTATCCACCGTTAACAATGACTCTTCCTGTCACAACACCATAGTCAGCACAAAAACGAGTATATACGTCTTCCTGTCTCAATTTCAAAGATAAAATCTCTAAAAAATCGAAATCTTGGTTGATGTTGATTCTTATATTTTTGTCAGTACCTAGTGCTGTTCGTATCCTATAACTTTTGGTCATTAGTCTTTTAGAAATAAATAGTTATTTTGCCCATTTTAAGTAAAATAGGTTAGACCTTGTGGAAATAAATAATCTTAGGAGAAATCTACCGTAGATAAATTTTTAACAAATACCTTAATATCTTTGTTATCGAACCTTACTTGATATACTTGTGTGGGTTCAGCATATATAGTATCATCAATTAGTTGAATCTGTCTTGTTGTTTTATCTATGTACCTTTGTGATGTTTCTGATGTTGAATATTGTCCTCCAACTAGATTGAATACTTTCAAATCACTTAAAGTCAAAACTCCTGCCGTGTTTTGTATTAGTCTTCTTACGTCAGAAACATTTACATTTTGACCTAAATCACGATTTTCAGGTGCCATGTAATTAGCAATTTGATTGATGACTTCTGTAATTACTTGACCTCTATTAACATTTGATTCTAACACTACATAAATTTCAAAAGATAAATCAATAACTTTAGCAACATCAATCGATATATAGTCATTAATCATACGGTATTTTGAAAGATAAGTTGCTAAATTACTTTTTAACACATTTGAAACGGTTTGTGTTAATTTACCATTTTGGTCATATGATAAAATTTGAATGGAAATTTTGTTGTTGTTTTCGGTAATTGCAACTTTTGCAGGTGCCCCAAACTTACCTGGCATCGTATCAATTAATGATTTGTAGTCGTTTACTGTCACCGCTCTTTTCTGTGCCGCAAAATTAAATGCCACCATATTTCTAACTTCCTCGGTAGACGGTGGATTTGCCCCTCCAATCGCAGCAGTAACATTATTGATTACCAATGAGTTTACGACGTTAGAGTTGATTGTATCCGATGGTCCTGTAACTGCAAAATCTATCGTACCGACTTGATTAATTACACCAACGCCAACATTAGACGCCAATCCACCTCCTGTTCTATATTGTACAAATAGTGTGGTATTTGGTTGAACCGTTAAACCTAAACCAATATTGTTTTGGTAGTTAGCTAAATCTAATCTGATTCCATTTTTTGCAAAGTTCGCCAATTGTACGTTTGGTGTTGTTGTACCAGCACCGAACTGAACTTTCATAAAACCTTCAGGTGTATATTCAGTAATAAACCTGTTATCTGTTTTAATATATTTACCCACTTTATTTCCCGCTTGGTCTGTAGGTTTTGTTGGGTCTTCTATAAAAACCGTATCTTCAGCCAAAGCATCAACTTCATACCATCTATTTGTTGAAGTTGCAAATTCAGTATAGTTGGGTACGTTTGGATAATTTGTTCCATCTTTTTGTATAATAGCGTTAACACCTAATACATTTCTTTCAGGTAGAAAGAAATTAAAGAAAGGAACAACATCAGAAGGATTGATTACTCGTTTGAAAACTTTTGTTGTACCATTCACAACAACTTCTCTTTTGGTAATCACGTAGTTTATAATTTTGTTATTATTATCAAAAGTTGGGATTTTGGTTCTGTTTACATACCCTTCTTGGTTGTATTGAGTTGCAAAATCTATATCATAAACAGTTTCAAAACTAGTCCCTCCTCCGTTAAATTGGGACCCCGCTCTTAATATACCTAAATATCTATAATCCTCAGCATCACCAAGAGGTGGTACCGTAATTGATATATCAACCACAGCAACAGAGGGTCTATATCCTGGTATTTTCAAACCATAAGTTCTCGCTATATTAAAAATTGATGATTTTTGTTGTGCATATTGTAGGACGGTTTCTTGTATACTCCTATCAATGTGATAATGTAAATTGTCGGCAACGGCTGCGTTCAAATCCATCAATACTGAAAATACAGACGCGTCGTTAAAGTTTTGTATTAGTTCAGGGTAATATTGTTTTGTATAATTTATTAGTCCGTCCCTTAACGATTCAAAGTCTCTGTCAGTATAATTAATTTTATTATTTGCCATCTTATATATTAATAATTACGAATTGTCTACTTCCAAATGCCTTATTTTCATTTGTATAGTCAATCTTTATTTTTGCACTATACTCTACAGTATTTGCCCCTGGTATACGATAAATACTAGCCTGCCCTAATAATTCATAATCTAGTTGTCCCTGTACTTCATCGGTGTCAGTATATGGTTCAATTGTGATACTATTGATTGTTAAGTTAGGAATATACTTACTTATTTGCTCTTCAATTTCACTTCTAATATCTTCAAATGTTGCACCATCTAACGGTTCAAAAATATACTCATACAGTCTTGTACCAAAATCAGGTAAAAAATATCTACTACCACGTCTTGTAAGAAGCAAATGAACTAAATCAGTTCTTATTTCTTCATCAGTTGTTTCAGTTAATCTAAGGTAATTTCCTTTTGGACTTTGTAGAAAGGGAAAATTTATACCATATGTAATACCATTTGCCATATGATATAAATATAGTGTCGCGATATTTTCAATAAATAGTTATAAAATAAAAAATCCCGACATTGTGTCGGGATTAGTGTCGTGATTATGAGGAACAACCAAAACAATCAAACTCTGAATTATCGGGTTTTGGTGGTAAATTCATATTTGAGTATTCTACTTTTGGTACTTCAACATTAACAGGTTTTTGTTTTTTGGTCATATCCAACGCTAAGTGTTTTGCTCCTGTTGAGATAGCCTTAGTTCTCACATAATAACATAGTGTTTTAAGTCCACTTTCCCATGAATGGAAATGTGATGATGTTATTTTTGATAAGGTTGGGTTAGACATATAGATATTCATTGATTGTGATTGGTCAATAAATGGTGCTCTTTCCGCCGCCATATCAATAAGTTGTTTTTGTGAAATCTCCCAAATTGTTTTGTACTTAGGTATTAAATGTTCAATTCGTTTAACTTTCTTATTGTAATTTTTATCCTCAGGGTCTAAGTAATTATTGAAGTTAATATTTTGAATTGACCCTTCATTAATTATGATTTCATTTTTCAAATCTTCACACCAAATACCAATCTTTTCAAAATCATTGATTAGGTATTTGTTTACAATCATAATCTCACCTCCAACAACACGTCTATTAAATAAAGCCGAGTGTGCCGGTTCAGTCATTTCAAATGAACCTGTAATCTTAGCTGAAGATGCCACAGGCATTTGTGCGGTAAATAATGAATTACAGATACCATATCTTTGTACATTTTCTTTTAATTCTTTCCAATCCCACATTCCTGATAAATTGTCTTCATTTAGTCCCCACATATCGTACTGAAATATACCTTTGGACATCGGTGACCCATCAAATAATGAATATGGTTGGTATTTCCCTTCTTTACAAAGTTGGTTACTTTCATAAACAGCGGCGAAGTAAATTGTTTCAAAAATATCTTTATTTAACTTTTTAGCTTCGTCTGATGTAAAAATATAATCCATAAGGTAGAATACGTCAGCCAAACCTTGTGTTCCGATTGCAATTGCTCTTTGCTCTAATCCACCTTTCTTACCTTTTTCTGTTGAGTAGTTATTGATGTCTACGACTTTGTTAAGTGCTCTTACAACTTTTCTAACTTCGTCAAAAAGTCTTTCAAAATCAAACTTATTTCCGTTTACAAAATTTTTCAACACCATAGATGAAAGTGTACATATCGCTGTAGTTTTTTCATCGGTGTATTGATAAATCTCATTACAAAGATTTGATTGTTTGATGACCCCAATATTTTGGTGGTTTGTCTTTTTATTCGCATTATCTTTAGAACAAAGATAAGGAACTCCAGTTTCAACTTGTGATTCAATTACTTTAGTCCAAATAGTTTGAGCTGAAACTTTTTTACCTAACCCCATTCTAACTGCAGTATTGTAAACATCTTCATACTCTTCACCATAACATTCCTGTAGTGGTTTTAATCCCGCTTTCTTAATGTCGTTAGGACAGAACAAATACCAGTCAGTATTGTTTTTCACTGCTCTCATAAAGTTGTCAGGAATCCATAGTGCGGTAAATAAATCACGTGCTCTTAATTCTTCTGCTCCTGTATTTTTTTTGATATCAAGTAAGTCAATAATATCTTTGTGCCATGGTTCTAAGTAAATTGCTGCAGAACCTGGTCTACGTCCTTGTTGATTGAAGAATCTCAGTGATTCATTAACAATTTTTAAGTATTTCAAAAGTCCACCAGCATAACCTCCTGAGGTTGAGATTCTACTTTCTTTACTACGAATATTAGACATAGATAATCCAATTCCCGCAGCGTCTGATGAGAATGTTGAAATGTCTCTTAAAGTACCTAATAAACCTTCTCTTGAATCTGAATCGTTGTAATGTAATACACATGATGCTAACTGCGGAACTTTTGTTCCTGAGTTAATCATGATTGGTGTTGCTTTAGAAATCAACTGATTAGATAATGATTTGTAGTATTCAACCGCATTTTCAAAAGTATCGGTAACCCATAACGCAACTCTCATGTACATATGTTGTGGTCTTTCAATTACTTTACCGTTTGGTTTTTTCAATAAGTACATTTCTTGTAATGACCTCCAAGCGAAGTAGTCAAAGTTGTAATCATTATCGTGATTAATTACTTTATCAATATTTTCTTCACCATACTCATCAATTTTTTTAATTAACTCCTCGTGTGTCACCCCATCTTCATAAAGTTCTTTCATAGTTTTTGAAAAACTACTTTCAGTTTCTTTATGGTAAGATGAAATAGCAACTGAAGAAGCCAAACGCGAATAATCGTGGTGACTACCGGTATACGATGCAGCAATTTCATATATAAGTTTATCCAACTCCTTTGTGGTAACCTCACCTTCAGTTGGTACTGAAGTTATTACTTTAATGAATATTTCGTCTGAATTAACATTCAAACCTTTCGCCGAACGTTTTACACGGTTGTAAATTTTCTGTGGGTTAAATGCCACATTGTCTCCTGCTCTTTTAATTATTTTTAATGACATATTATAAATTTAGAAATCGTCTGTAAATGTTATAGTTTCGTTTAACTTTGCTTTTTGGTACTCAACCGTTCTTGATTCAAAGAAATTACCTTTTGTTTCAACTGCGATTTGTTCCATGAACTTGAAAGGTTGCTCTACATTGAACTCTTTACTACAACCCATTTTTACAAGTAATCCGTCAACGACAAACTCCAAGTATTGTTTCATCAAGTTAGAGTTCATACCAATTAAAGACACAGGTAAAGATTCTGTAATAAATTCTTTTTCAATTTCCAAAGCAGATAACACAATCTCTTTGATTCTTGCTTCTGATGGTCTTTCTTCTAAGTGGTTATTTAATAAGTGAATTGCAAAGTCACAGTGTAAGTTCTCATCTTTAAAGATTAGTGAGTTAGCGTTACATAATCCTTGCATTATACCTCTTGATTTTAACCAGAAGATAGAACAAAACGAACCAGAAAAGAAAATACCTTCAACGGCCGCAAATGCAACTAATCGTTCCGCAAAAGATGCATTTTCAATCCAATCTAAAGCCCATTTTGCTTTCTTTTGAACAGCAGGTAATCTATCAATCGCGTTGAAACATTCGTCCTTTTCTTTAGGGTCACCAATATATGTATCAATCAGAAGTGAATACATAAGTGAGTGAATATTCTCCATAGCCAATTGAATCCCGTAGAAAAATTTAGCCTCAGGGTATTGTACTTCTCTATAGAAGTTTTCTGCTAAATTTTCATTTACAATACCATCCGACGCAGCAAAGAAAGATAGAACATTTTTTACGAAATATTTTTCATTCTCTGTTAAATTTTCCCAATCACGAATGTCGTTGGTTAAGTCCACTTCTTCGGCGGTCCAAAATGCCGCTTGGTGTTGCTTGTAATATTCCCATATATCATTGTGTTCGATAGGGAAGATGACGAAGCGACCAGGGTTTTCTGTTAGTATTTTTTCCATAATTTTTAATTAATTTAAGATTGTTGTTCTTTTTGCTTTTTCTTTTCTAAAAGCTCTTTGATTCTACTTCTATTTCTTTCTTCTTTTTGTTCTTCTAAACCTAAGAAAGTAACACTTTGTTCTGTATCGATTTCAAGCATTCCATTATCAAACTTACAGTTTTCAAACACAATACCGTCTTTTCCGATTCTTGATTTTGTAATCGCTATTGTTGCCAAGTTCATTTCTTTTTGTTGTAAACTTTTAGCAACCGTAATAATAACGTGACCAACTTGAGCCTTTTTAATTGACCCACCCATTTGGTCAGTAGTAACCACATCTGATGATATTGAGTTACGATTACCTTGTGTTGCCGTCCATCCTGCAATATCCAATTCATGACACATTGCTTCAAATGCTCTCATTACTGAACCCTCACTCTTCCATTCGTCACCTAACATTTTATCAGGTACAACACAATCAATATAATCCAAGATAATCATATCTACTTTTGTCCCCTCAGCAATCATCTTTCTAACCTGATTTTTAATCTGGTTCATAGTGACCGTATCTGATGGAAGTTTTTTCAATATCAATTTATTTTTTCTTGTTGATTGGATGTGTTTAACTCTATTGACTACATCCTCTTTGTTTTCGGTTAAATCATCAGGGTGGATACCAGTCCAAAGTGTAATGTGTTTTCTTTGGATAATTTTTGGGTTGTCCTCAAAAAATATCTGTAAAACATTATACCCTAAATTGAATGCGTGGTTTGCAATTTTTGTAGTGAATGTTGATTTTCCAACACCTGTAGGTGCTAAGATAACGCCAATTTCTCCTTTTGCCAAACCACCCTTTAATAGATTATCGATACCTGGTACTCCAATTGGAATTGGGTGTCTATAATCATCATCCAAAACCTCATCAAGGTTGAAGAAAACATCGGTTGTTCCTTTGTCTACTTCACCCACCTGTAAAGCCCCTCTGACCATTTCTTCTAAGTGGTCATAACTTTCAAAATCACCTTTATCGATGATTGATTGAGCTTTAGTCATTACCTTCTGTAATTCTTGTTGTTTACAGAACTTTAATGACTTTTCTTGTACGAAGGATGAACCATCATCAGATACGTCTTTAACTTGGGTCAAAGTATCCAAAACACTCTTCTGAGCCATTGGAGAGGTAATTTCCGATTTCGTGAGTTGTTCTAATGTGTCAAATGTTGGGGTATGTTCATATTTTGAATAATACTCCTTTATCATCTGACAAATGATACGAAAATATTGATTATCAAAGTAATGTGGGTCAATAACTTCAAGAATGGAATTAGAGAAATCCTTATATAAAATGATATTGTTTAATAACTGAATTTGAAAGGTATTTCCTAAGTATCCAAAGCTTCTTTTGTCTGACATATTCTATGATTTTTTTCTTTTTGTATATGATAAATATGGTTAAGCTAACGAATAGTTCAAGTAATCGTAAGATAAATTTTTAGCTGAAAAAATGTCAGTTAGCTCTCTTAATACATTTTTTATGGTTGGTCGTACATCCAGCGTATATCTTACCTTTGGTGGGTACAATTTAGCATCTATAGTATGATGACAAATTGTCTCATTTCCTAATCTTAAAATGATATTAAACACTTCGGGTCCGTCCGTATTTGATGTTTCCAACACAGTTGAATCTTCTTCAATTTGGAATCTATTTTCCAACATATAAACCACACATTTGTTTCTAAGTTTGGTTTTTAATTCTTCACGTAGTTGAAACATGTATGACATAAGTTCAACACTTGATTTAGCACGTTGGTTAAATCCTTTTACGTTGAAGAATCTTTGTACTACAAAGTTGTCATTTAGTGTGATAAGAAATTCAACTTTAGTTACGTCGTTTTGTTCTTTCATAATTTTACTTTTTGTTTTTGAATTTTGACTTTTCTTTTCTTGTTAACTTTAAAAATGGTTTCAAAAAATATATCCAACCATCATCTACTTTGGGTAAGTACTTAAATAGTCCGTCTTCCATCATCATTCGAATAAGGTTTTTATATCCTCTCCCATCAGGGTCTAATGATTCTGAGTAGTATGACTCAACTAAGTCCATTCCTTCTTGTGTGATTAAGGGATTACTCAAATCAATAAGTTTTTTATTGATTTCGTAATATTCATCACCAAAAATCCCTTCTTTTGTTTTTCCTGACAAAAGATTTTGTAGTGATTTGTTGTCTTTATATTCTTTAAGAAGTTCTTCTCCCTTAGATAGAATATCGGTATAATCGACAGGTTTTTCAAGTATCTCAGGAAAAAACTTAAATAATGTTTTTTCACCTAAATAGAAAATACCATCGATATTGTCCGAACTATCACCGGTAAGAATTTTGATTGTTTTGACATTATAATGGGGAACTTCAAAATCACTCATTTTGATTGTATCCCCATTCTTATAATATCTTTTTGCGGATGGTGAATAGATAGAAACCTTTTCAGATATAAGCTGTGTAAGGTCTCTATCACTTGAGAATATAGTTTTATTCTCGTCTTCAGAAATTTTACAATAGTAAGCAATTAAATCGTCAGCCTCAGAATGGTCTACTTCAACTTGTCTTACAAACATCTCCTCAAGATATTGTTTGACACGTTGTTTTTGCCCATCGTATGATTCTTGTTTGTACTCGTTTGAAAGGTCCTTACGATTCAATTTGTATTTAGGGTATAGTAACCTTCTCTGTGATGAGTTCGTGTCACTATCCCAAAATACTACAACTTTGTTATAGTTGTTTTCTTCTAAGAACTTTCTTAAAGTATTCAAAAAGTGCCAAATAGCACCGATATGTTGTCCGTTGTGAAAGTAGTCTTTCACCCCATGAAAACCAATTTTAATTAAATTGTTTCCATCAACCAATAAGGTTTTTGTCACTTTTTTGTTTTTTAATTGTTACTAATCTTCTTTTCCTTCTTTCAAATCAAAGTCACCATCAACTCCGATTATTTCTTTCCAATACTCAGCATATTCTTTTTTATACTTTTCTATGGAAGCCTTCTCCTCGGCTGTGTCTTTACCCGGTAAGAACCCATGTGGTGTTACAATAATTCTACCATCTTCAAACCCAAGTCCGTTGATGTGGTTTTTCATAACGGATACTTTTGTTCTTGTGGCAAACTTTACTGTTCGTTTGTCTTTAGTTGCGGTAATCTTAGTTGTACCAGCACCTTTTTGATTTCCGAACAAGAACACCAATGATGAGTTTAACCAAATTGCTTCACCACCTTTAGCTTTGATTTTAGGTTGTCCAAACGGGTTATCAGGTAATTCAACCCAAGGTTGGTTTACAATAATAAGGGTATTTTCATATTTAGAATCAGATTTACGTGAACCTGAAACTCTTTGGTTGATACCCATACCGATTTTATCTGCCAGTGTTGAAGCGTTGTGTTGTTTACCACCTTTACCTTCATATGTCATCTTACAAGGAACAGAACCAACTGAATCCCACAAGAAACATAATGAATAATCTAACTCTCCTTTTTCTTGAGCATCTAACAAATCATTAATATAATCTGTAATTTGTTCAATATAATCAAAGTTATTGTTGAAGATAAAAAACCCGTCCCAATCAAGTTCACCTGTTTCTTCGTCAACCACTTCTTCACATTCAAATCCCATTAGTTTTGCGTGTTCAAAAGACCACTTCTGTTCCGTAATGATGAATACAGGTAGAATTCCTTTCTTCTGAGCATCAACCGCAGTTTTAACTAATGCTGTAGTTTTTCCTGTGTCAGAGTGACCTAACAACATATTAAGGTGTCCAATAGCAGGACCTGGTAAACCAACCGCATCTAAAAAGTCAGAACCCAAATCAAAAAATCTTTGTGGTTTGTACTTCGCTGATGTGGAGAATTTTTTCTTTAATGAACCGAAATCGTTTTTCTTAATAGCCATATTATAATTCGTATATTTTGAATTCTGTAATGGTCTCTAACTTATCTTTTGCATCGGTAAGTTGTCCAACCAAATTATCCATCTCTTCTGTGTGTTGTGGATGTTCTCCAATTCCAACAGGATTTGTAAAATAAACATATAAACGGGCTTCAGCGTCTGCAATTTCTGCCTCATACTTTTTGATTAAAGCATCTTTTAGTTTTTCTGCTATAATTGGTTTCATTTTTTTTGTTTTAATTAGTTAATAAAAAAAGCTTGGACACAATGTCTACGTAAGTGTCCAAGCTTAGTTAATTTAGAATGGTAAGTCTTCTGCAGGTTCTTCATTAGCTTGTGGGTCTGCAGGTTCAGGTGTTTCTTGTTTTGCCCCTCCAAGTGAAATTTCAGCGTTTTCTCCGTAGATATACTTTTTAAGTTCAGATGACCAAATTGGTGTTTCTCCAATTGCAACTGCTTCTAAATATTCTACAGGTTTTTTAGAATAAACATCATTCCATGTAAGTTCATCTTGTAACCATCCTTCCATGATTTCTTTGTCTTCGTGAAGTGGTTGTGGGTCATCGTACATAATTGTTTGAATAACCGTATACTCTTTTCCTTGTGGTGTTTTTGCCTTTGTAAGTTCGATGATTAAATCACGACCTTTTTCAGCATCTGTAACATCACCTTTAGCTTTCCAAATAGGTAAGATTTTATCTAATACACCTTCTTGTTTGTAATTGTGTTTGAATCTCCAAAATTTAACACCATCTTGTTCATTGTCACGGTCAATTACTTTTACAATATAAAATAAACGTGAACGATATTGAGAAGCTAAATCTTTATCTTCTTTTTTTCCTGTAGCTATAAGCTCATTATAAACTTCAGTCAAAGGTGAACGTTCGTTGTCGTTTTTGTCAGGGTCATACAACTTAACCCATTGTCCGTTTACTTGGATTTCATGATACCATACTTCAACAAATGGTGATGAACCATCTTTGGTTGGTAAGATACGAACTCTACGTGATGCGGATTTTTCATTCTTTTGAAGAATTGCTGAAAAATACTTTTTCAATCTGTCTTCTTGTGAGATGTTTTGTCTTTGCGAACTTGAGGTGGTCGCGTTTTTTTCGTACTGTGCAAGTACTGAATCTAATACTGAATTTGCCATAAATAAATTTTTAATTATTACTCTTTTATCTATAACAAATATAAGTGAATATTCAAGTTTGTCAAATAAAAAAAGGGGATACCTCCCCTCATTTTTAGTATAAATACTAGTGATAGATTAAATAATCTTAGTCTTCTTTGTCGTATAAATTAAATGTTTTTTTAACTTCATTAGGTGAAAAGTTTTCAACTTCGTCTGATGTTAAAACATATTCATTTTTTCCTGTTTGTTGCATCTCTTGTTCTTTGTCGTCAAAAAAATCTGTTAACTTTTGATTGTATGGGTATGAGTCTAAACTCCTAAGTTCTAATTTTTCCTCAGGTGTTTTTGTTCTATACTTTTCAAATTTTGATTCCAAATCATTAATCTTACTCATAATTTGGTCCATATTTTCTAACTTACTTGCTAAATCATCTAATTTTGAAAACATTGTATCCATAAACTCATCTTGTTTTGATTGGATTTCTTGTTGTGAAGTAACGAGGTCTGTAATATCTATCTCTTCAGTATCTCCTTCTTCGGTTTCGTTTTCAGCATCAACTTCTTCAACATCAGGGTCATTTTCAACATCAACAGGTTCAGGTACTTCAGTGGCTGTAGCATCAGGAGCCGGAGTTTCAGGTGTTGTTGCATCTGTTGGTGCCGCTGCAGGGTCTGTAGGTGCTCCTAAATCAGTAGTAGCCGCAGGGTCTGTTGCGGGTAAATCTTCTACAGGTGCCGCTTCAGGTTGTTCATTAAGAATATATGTATTAATTTGATTAAAACGTTTTAATTCTTCTAAAATTTGTTTTTCAATACTCATTATTTAATTTTTAACCGTTTAATAATGTTTTTACGCCCTGAGGGGTTTCTACTTTCAAAGTTCTATTTGTTTTCATAGTGTTGTCCACTCTTTCAATCAAACCATCTTTCATTCTGATTGTATAGCAATCTCCTGTGTCTAAATCACACACTTCTTGATATCCGTTACCAGCGTCTCTCTGTGTAACTCTTGTATCTTTTTTTAAGTATTCGTCTAATAATGCTTTCATGTTCATAACATTTTATAATATAAATATCTGTTAATTTTGTTTTTACTTAAATTGCTTCCAAGCGTCTGTAAACTTTTGAACATAATCTTGGTAAGTGACCTGACTAGGTGGGTATTTGTCTTGAGTTTTAGTTTTAATTTCTGTAGTTGTCAAGGCAGGTACCGGTGGAACCGCTGTTGGATTTCCTGATGCCAAATCTGTAATCCAACTCGTATAAGCAATTTGGAATAATGCTTCTCCGTAACTTTTATCTTGATTTGAGTTAGGGTTCAGGGCTACTAACGCATTTAAGTTATTTAATGGTGCCGCCATGTAAGCATTAACAAATTGCATGGACTCTGAAAATGAATCAAACTTAACAAATCTATAAGAATTATTATTAACAACGACACATGATTGTTTTTTTATAAATGAATTCAAATTACCACCAAAATTTCTAACGGTTAATATATCGTATGGGTTAAAGTTTACACTATTAAACATACCATTGTTTTCAGTAACCGATGGTAATATTTGGGCTAACCCTAATAATAATGCTCTCATACCTTTATTTGTTGTGGTTTGTTCAATCAAAGGTATAATTTCAGTTTTAGTGAATGGTGTTTGGATTAAAGTTTCAAAAGGTACTTGTGCAAACTCAGTAGGTATATTTTGTTGACATTTTGAATCATCACCATTTAATGTTTGTAATGTTGGGTTTTTGCTCGCATTTTTTTCTTCTGTCGTCGGTATCAATACTTCAGCACTTTTATCTTTACCTGCTAATTGTTTCAAGGTTGCGATAACTTGTTTATTAACCGATGCTAAAAGATTATCAACTTTTGGTAAAGCGTATTTTGGTATTCTTGACCCTTTAAACTCGGTATCAAAACCTCTCTCAGTAATATTATGATTTACTTCCGTTATCCAATATGGTCCATAAAACATAGGTACATGTCTCAAAATAAAATACATAGTTGGTTGAATCATGGCATTACCCATACTCTGAACCGTACAATTATATGACCTTGACTTATATATACTATAGAGTGATTGTGATTGTTGAGCGACTTTATCACCTGAAACCGAATTACCCATATCCGCATAAACCTTAAAAGTTTCAGCCGTATTTTTCATTTCAGACATGTCCAACCCTAAACTTTTGAACATGTTTTGATTTCTTATACCAAAATCAACAGCAAACCCTACGACTCTATTGTTCAAAGAATAGTTTCTATTTGGGTCTGAAACTCTAAGTGGGTTATCAGGAACTCTTAAATCAAAACTGTCGTCCCCAAATCTATTAAATGAATTTTCTTTTGGTTTAGGATATTCAGAAGGGTTACCAACATATAAACACAAAAATTTAGGACTTGATTGGCTATAGTCCACATCTAAATAAGTCCCAAATAAGGAATTACCAACTAAACTATCTTGTAATGGTTGTCCGTTTTTCATTGCTTGTTGTATACCATAGAAATTAACATAAGCAGGCATCGCCATAAAAATAAAGTAGTTATCTTCCAAAATACTACTTACAACACTCATTAAACTTTGTTCTTGTTTACTGTCAATATTAAGCCTATTTACCACTTTTTCTAAATCAACCGTAAAAGAATCACCCAAATCAGTATTTGACCTATCCATAAATAAGAAATCTTCAAATATTGTGTTCGTTGTAAAGTCGGAACCTGCAATCCATTTATCATTAAACGTTTTAAGCGTATTATAAAGTGATAGTTTTGTAGTATCCCCATTTAATGGTGTTTGAGGTAGATTTACGTCAACTTTGATATCTGATAATATTTTGTTTAGGTTACTGAATGTTTCATTAACCATTGCGTTTTGGAGTGTCTCTCTATCTTGTAAAAAATTATTTATTAGTGTATTTAATTTGTTTTTATTAAATCCAGGGTCTGTTCTTTTTTGTTCTGCATATATTCTAATTATTGGATAAAGTAAAGAAATGTTTTGGGGTGAAAATCTTATATTATTTTCAATAAAGAAATCCGAAACCACACAAGATTGTGTACCTGATAATGGTTGGCTAATCGATGTTGCGTTTGCCGTTTGCGGAATAGTTGTTTGTAATCCGGCGATGGTAGATATATTAGTAACTATTTTTGTCGTCTCAAATGAAGATGGGGTATTAGGTGAATATGTAATAACTAATTGATATAATCCCGGTACGTCCTGAACTTCTACTACATATGAGTTATTTGTATTTGAACCAAAAGTTGATGAACTTTGTACCAAATTATTCAAATCCTGAATGTTTGAGTTTGGTTCAAATATTTGAAATAATTCAATTCTTGAGTCAATTAGGTTGACGTTTGTTTCTCCTAAAAATTTGAATACTTGGTAATTGCCATCTGATTTTTTTACATTTATATATCTTGACTGATTATTGGATGCAAAAATAGTTGATGAATCTCCTCTATATTCTAACTGTAGTGGTGTAGACACAACCACAGTAGTTGCAGAAGTTGTTGCCGTAGTTGCTGAAGTTTGTGTACTTACAGAAGGTACTGAAGGGTAAACATTATTTACTTGTTCAGAGTAATCAATATTTGGAACTAAACTGAATCCTAAATATTTTCTAAGGGTTGACCAAGATTGAGGTAATGATGTAACACTTTGTAATAGTGTCGTTGCCGAACCATCACCAGGTAAAGACCCTTTAACATATGGGTCAAATTTGTATTTATCTACCGATTGTACACTAGCCAACGTACTAAAACTATTGAATAGTTTTTTATCAAAATTAATTGGGTTTGCAATTTTTAATACACAATCAAAATTAACAAAACTTTTGATTGATTCGTACATGTTGTTTATTTGTTGATTCATCAAAGTCTGCGTATCAACACTTTCATTTACTTGTTGAAAAAATGTATCTTGGTAGGAAAAAATGTTTTCAATCTGTGGTTTGAGTGATTTGAGATTAGCGTTAGTTAAACCATTTGTTTGAATATAACTTGGGGTAATATTTTCATCGTTAAGTTTAAGGTCATCCGCAGTTGGGTTAAACTTACAGAAGTTCAAAAACTTTTCTTCCATTTTATCCAATAGATTGACGTCAAAAATACTAAATATTTCATCAATCATAGAGTATTGTGATTGAGTGTTTGATATATCAAAATCATTTTGTTTATCTGTGTCAGTTTTAATGATTTTCAAATATTCAGTAGGTAATGGCATTTTAACTAACGAATTATTAAAATAACCAAATTGTGACATACCCCAAACTGAACGCACCGTACCATTAAACATTGATTTATTTTCATATAAATCTTCTGTCATTTTTTTCTGGTCAGTAAAACATTCATAAATTGATTGGTCAAATGGAATACCACCCATAGAAGGGTACATTATAATTTTTTTTGGTTGTCCGTCAACGTCAGGACTTCTGAAAGTTCTATAAGAAAATAAATTTCTTTTTATGAGTTCTCGTATTGGGTTATTTGGGTCAAAACCTTGTGGATATGAATAAACCTCATTACTTGGATTAAATCCGATTCTTAACCCGTCATTAGTGTATAAAGAACTAAAATTACTAGCACTGTAACCTGTAATCAAGTCCGCACCATTCAAATAATATTCTACTGAATTAATTACCTTAGGATAAAATCCTGTATCAAAATAATCTTTTCTGACAAAATTGTTGAATGATGTTGTGTACAGCGTAACATTTTGTAGTGTGATATTTGTGGGTTGTCCACTGTAATTTAGGATAGTATAATTCGTAGCACTGTTTCCACTTGTAGGGTCGTATGAAAACACGTAGTCAAAGTCTTTCCATGTTTCTTCAAGTATGTCTATATTTTTTTCAACATATGTTTTATATCTGTGCCAAATTGAACCGTACTTCAATACCCAAGCGTAAGGAACTTGATGAATTGATGAAAACTTGTTGAAAGTTGCGGCTAAGTAATCTAAGTCAGTTGTGACATTATTAGATATATCTTTGATTTTTTCTTTAGTTGTTATTAAAGGAAGTGAGTTCAAATACATATATCCTAAAGCAGCAAATGGATTTACATCACCAATTTTTTGTTTGTGTACACCATCCATAAGTGCATTTACAAAATATGGAGTGTTTAATAATGATGTTGTTTGTATAAATGTTCCTAAATTACCACTATAACTTGCACCATAGTCTAAGAAAGATTCAGTTAAATATAGTTGTTCATATGTTCTTGTTGTATAATAATTTTTTAATGACAACGCAGAATCTATTGGTTGTCCGGTTTGTGAGTTTGATAATAGTGGTTGTGTATTATTACCAAAAACAGAATTGGATGTGAATAACTTAAGATTTTGATATTTTTCAGTTGCATTTACTCTTGCAATTGTTTTTTTGTCATCCAAGTAAATATAACTTCTTGTTGTGTTGTTATATTCTTCAAAACTAGATAAATTTTCACCATTTGACATATATTGTTTTAACCAATTAACGTCAGTAAATGGATATACATCTGTAGTCTGTTTCTTTGACGTCCCACTATCTTCCAAAAATTCCTTCATATTATTCGCTAAAGGTAAATCCGCAGATACCTTTATTGAACTACCATCTATAGTATCAATAGAATAGATTTCATTTACATTTTGTAATAATGTTTTGATGTACTCAGTATTGAAATAGTCTCTTATAAACATTTGCCAACTTTGACCCTTACCATCATTAGAGATTTTTTTCATGTACTCAATTAATGTTTTAAGGTCAAATTTTGAAGTTTTAAGAATCTGATTGATTTCAATGTTAGATGGTGCAACTAAACTAATATTCAGACTTTCTATGTCACCATAAAACTTATCAATTTGTTTTTTTTGTGTAAGTTCTGTTGGTAGATTCCCGTAATATGAACATAGATAAGACCTTTCAAAAATTTCATAAAAGGTTTTTATAATATTCAAATCTTGGTAAGGTGCAGTCTTGAATGGAAATTCAATAGCATTACAAGAAACGTAAGTGGTTACGTCTTTTGGATTATCGTAAGTATATTTTTTTTCTTCTTTTTCTTTTTCTAATGTTGCTTTAATATAGGCCTCAACAAACCCAACCTCAGGCCATATTGTATAATCATAAGCCTTTGTTTGTGTTATATATCTTGCATCACCAGGGTATTGAATAGTATACAAATCACTACCATTGTTTTGTTTTTCCAAAGTAAAGTAAAGTGGCCAAGGATAAACAACGTTGTTGTCATTAAGTTCCGTACTTGATTTGGAAATAGTATTCAAAGCATCTACGGAAAAATTTTTATCACCTATTACAGATAATAATCTATTTTTATTTGATTTTACATTCCAAGCCTCCCTATGGTTTTCATCCATCAATCTGTAAAACGCGTCCGCACCTGCAAAAATAATAGCAAATACGTTTCTTATTGTTGGTTTGAATCCAAGGCCTCCTTGGGATGGGTTTTTGAGTTGTTTTTCAGAATAATATTTTGTTAGGTCGTCTTCAATAATTTTTTGTTTTGCCTTTAATGAAGTGGACATAATATCTAACTTATCTAAATAAGAATTTTTTACATATGTGCCATCAGCCACAAACTTGTTACCGAAAACCAAATAATCAGGGGTATCTTCAACCCAATCACCATTTTCATCTTTGACTTTAGTTTCAAGTAATGCAACGATTTGTTCATTTTTCAAAAAATTTTGATATTCTGTGGATGCTGAACTACTATCTATAAATCTACCAGGATATCTTGCTTGATAGGTGTTTACAACATCTTGTTTGTTTGAACTCCAAGTGTTGAAGTCTAATTTTTTTAAGATGTCATTCAGTCCCTTGATGGTTACATTAATTTGATATGTTTGTTGGTTATTTGTTTGAGTTGAATTTTCACCGAAAGTCGTATTTCTTTTCAAATCATCTGTGTAAGCTTGTATTCTTTCTGTGATTTTTGTTTTGAAATCTTCTCTTGATTGGTATGTTAACTCTTTTTTGAATGGGTAATATATTTCTTCACCAACCACATAAAAACTATTTCTGTCTACAACATTATTAATTGCATATTCATAAATTTCTTTATTTAACTTTTCTAAACTTCTTGAGAAGTCTTCTAAGTCATTTAATTTAGTGAAGTCTTTTTTATCTGTTAATTCTGATTGGATATCGGTCGTAAATTTTTGTGCCCTGTAGACAAATTCTTCTAATGAATACCTTGGGAAACCCGCGGGAATCAATCCTTTTCTTTCGTATATATCGTAAACCTCATTAAGTTTTTGTCTACCTTTATACGTGTTGAAAAAACTTTTATTTCCGTTTGGTTCGGTTACCGTAATTTGTGTATTATACATTTTTGGTGCATTCACAGCATATGCTAAAGGAGTATCAAAAAGTAGAGCGGTGAACTTTCCAACTAACTTCAATGAAATGTTATAATTTCCTGTGTCCGCATCAAAAGTAGCATTGAAAGATAAAAGGGATAATCTATATCTTATAGCTTTACCATAATACCCTTTAAGTGTTAAATAAAATAATGGGTAAGGGTAATTAAAGAAAGCTGAATAAAGTGAGTTGTCACCTTGTTCAAACAAAGACCTTCCTTGTATGTCTACCATTTCAATATTTACCTCAGGAACTCCAGTACCCTTTATATTTACTCTAATTGATTTAATTCCAAGAAGTTGGGTATCTTCGTAGTTTTTAACTGATTTTTGAAAAACCCTTCTACCGTCTATAGATATTGGTGTTTCAACTGTTTGGTTTAGAGCATTACCACCTCTACTACCTTCACCTGTTAATTGATTTGACCAACTAGTATCAAAATATTGTTTCCCTTTTGGTTGTAAAAAGTTTACTTTTAAGTCTTCATCCCCTTGAAAAAGTGTCGCAATCGTAGTATTTTCTATTGTTGGGAAAGCTTCCCCTATTGCAAGTTTTGTCCTTGGTATTAAAAAAGTTTCTAAGTTAGCGTAGTATACCAAGTCTTCATGGTCAACAAGGCGTTCTTGTCTAACTCCATCCGAATTGTAAATTTCGTTTGGGTTAACAACTAAAATATTATCATATTCTGTTTCAATGTATATTCTTTTGTTTTGTACTTGTCTAGCGGCCATAATAGAATATATATGTATCTAATGCAGATTTGTAGTCTTGTAATGCTGCTGTCAACGGATATGGTATAATTAAAACAGTACCATCAGGTATATTTTGTTCTAAACCACCAAAAGATGCGTTCGCAGCCAAAATCAACCAACCAAAATACGGTGTACCATATCTTTCAAAACTTATTTTATCTAACCTACTCTGACCAGCCCTATATAAATACTGTTGGTCAGTCACTCTAGACGGTATAGACAAAAATGGTACAACGGTTTGTTGACCATTTATTAAGAAGTCCTTATATCTATTATAGTAGTCCATTACTTAAATGACTTTTGTAAGTTAAATTTATCCCAACTTGCACTTTTACTTGAATAAATAATTTTCAAGTTACTATTTTGAGGTTCTTGTGACACTACTTGGGATTGGTACCACATTTTTCTAACCTTACTTTTATTATAGGGATTATAAGTATTAAATGTAGGGTTGTAGTATGTTGATTTGAAATCTGCAATATTTTTATCCATTTGAGTTTTAGAAGAATTATAAATAACGTACAGACCGTTTTGTGGGTGATTTATTTTTACATCCAAAAACTCATTCCATTTTTGAGTATCTTCGCTATTTGCATTAGGTATTGCGGATTGTATCAAATTATCTTTGAATTTATTAGGGTCGTCCAAAATTTGCTTACCAAACAACATAAAATAAGCAACTACATTAGGTGTTTGTGGTGTACTAAAATACATGTCTTGTGTGAAATTTGAACTGTAATCAAAATCACCTGTTGGTATAAGTTTGAAATCTTGTAATTTCTGATAGAAAGTATTCAAATCATTTTTGATTATAAGTGAGTCTTGAACTAATTCTTGTAATGTATTATTCACATTAGGTAGTGTAGGTTGTGTTACCTCAGTCGTACCAGAAAGATTATATATAATTGTTGAATTATTTTTCTTTACAAAACCGTCATTACTATTTGAAACGTAATTAATTTTATCTATCAAGTTAATGTAAGGTATTTCAGTTGAAGTTATTTCATTTGAATCTACTGTTAAAGTTTGTAACATTTCATCTTTTCTCTTATCGATGTCTAACTTAACTTGTCTTTTGAATTTTCTAATTTGAACGTCTGTTAAGTTTTCATTTGTCACATTAGATAAAATTGGGCAAATTCCATTATCAACATCTTGTTTTGCTTTATTAGCCAGCTCTTCAATTTTTTCTTGATATTTGTCCGAGTAACCAAAAATATTAACGGTATCAGATATATTACCTCCAAGATAATTAAAGTATCCTTCAACGTATTTTCTATCTTTTGTAAAAATTTGAAGTCCTCCAATTAATAAATCTTGATTTATTTTTTCTAACGTGTTTGTAACTTTCTCAACATATCCTTTTGTTGAGTCAGATAATTGACTCATCACTTCTTGGTATTTGATTGTACCTGTGGTTGCTGAACTATTAAAATCTAAAACATTGGTAAGAGTAGTACCTATAGTAACCCCCCCATTATTTACTTCAGGTCTTGGTGCTGCAGTGTTTACAACACCCAATTGAGCTTCAACTTGGTCGATGACTTGTCTATCGTATTCTGCTAATTGTGGTAATTGTTCTGTAACATCAGCTCTTTCATCATACATTTCTGTGTTTGCGTAATAATTAAATGATAACGCATTTTGTAATTTTGCAACCGGTTCAGCTAAACCATGAGCCCCAATGAAACTAAATGATATACTAACATCAGCAATCATAGGTTGTACACCAATACCTTCAGGGTTCAAATCAAATCTTCCGTCTTCATATTTCAAAGATATTTGGTCAATTGCTATTTTTGTATTAAAGAAATCACCAATTCTTAGTACACAGATTGGTGGTGCACCAAACGCACTGTTTGAAACGTCGTTATATAAAAGTTCTTGTTGACCATTATTTGTTGTCGATATTGTTGGGATAGTATCTCCAGGTCTCATACATTGTTGTAAGAAAACTAAACGCGAATTCAACCCTTCAGGTGTAATTGAGTGGAATGCCGGTTGGAAATATTTTATTTTAGATTTAATCCCGTCATAAATCATTGGTTCAGTTTTTTTGATGTACTCAAAATAGTTACATTCCGTCAACAACTTTCTTGCTAATTTTTTTGTTAAGTCTTTGAATACTTGTCTTTGTTGTGTTTGAACCTCTTGCTCTCTAACATTTGGCGGTGTGTTATTGTTTGGAGTTGTAGTAGGTCCTTGATTAACAAAAGGATTGGTCGATGTGTTTGGTTGTTGTGGGGTAGATGTAGGTGTTGATTGTTGTGATTGACCAACAATAATAAAATCTTGACCCGCCTGTTCTTGATTTAACTGTGAATTGTTAGGTTCAGGTGTTTGGTTTTCAGTTACTGAGTTATTTTCATTGTAATTTTTGAATACAATTCTTGTTCTACGACAAGCCATAGCATTAACAGATACAGTACCTTCGTATTGTTGAGCATCTGACATCTTAAACCTTTCGTTACACTTTATAGAATTATATGTGTTTTCCTGAATTTCTGCAGTATCACCTTTAGCGTCTACAGTTATTTTCAACTTACCTTGTTCTTTATATTTTTGGAAAGTTGTACCATCAGAAGATTTTTGTTTGTATATCCACTTTAATACTGAATCCGCCCTTCTTTTTGAAAGTGCTAAATTATATGAAGGTTTACTAGTAGCCGAAGCACTCGCAACAAGTGAAAATTCAACAATTTTACCTGATAACATCATATCCCCTATGGTTTTTACAAATTTTTGAGCCTCAGCAAATTCAGATTTAATAAATGAATAAAACTTCTGTACTTCAGATTTTCTAGCATCTATATACTTACCCAAGTAAACATTCCCTTCATTTGGCGGTAAGTTCAATACTATATTTGTAAAATCAGTTGTTCTTGTTGTTGAGCTATATGGAATAATTTTATCTATTGCCGCATTAAAATCTTGATTACTACAACCACCGTTTAGATAACAATTTTCATTTGCAATATAAAGATTATACCAATACTCAAAGTCTTGTGTTACGGTTTCATCATACGTATCAGTACCAATAGGGAAGTTATTATCAAAATAAAATCCAACATCAGGAAATGAAATGTTAAGTGGTACTGGTGTAATCGTTGTTGTTTGAACCGGTGTAGTGCTCCCTGATTTACATTCTTGCCCTGTTGGTGTTACTGTATTTGTTGGGTCGGGCACAGAAAACTGAGGTGTTGAATCTCTTCTAACACAAATCTGACCTTTATCCCCTGGTGTTAACGCATCTACAATCAAAGTATCTGAACACGCAGTATATGTTAGGTTAGTTGCTACACCAACTTGATATTCATAAACAATACATGGTGAAGGTGTTGGTGGTATTATAGTTTGACCTCCAATATCAACTGTTTGTTGGATGTTTGTATAATTGTTTTCACCAACAACGGTAACAACTCCTTGTGTGGTAAGAACTTGTGCTTCAAAAATTTCATTAGGTGTAAAGTTAGGAAACTTAGTTACTAAATCCCATAAATCATATTTTGTACATCCCGCAAAAAACGAATCAATTATTTGTGTAATTTCATTATTATCCCCAATGTCTTTTAGTTCCTCACTAACTAATAAGTTCATAATTGACGGATGGTCGACAATAATCTTGAATGATATGTTACCTTTTCTTGACGTATTAGTATAAGTGTAAATAGGTTCAGTTCTACCTAAAAAGTTGTTGTCTTGCCATGAAGTACTGATACTTTCATCAAAGCTTAAATCATATGGTGGGAACCACATGATTCTACCTCCATTTGGTCCTTTTTCACATGCAGGTAAATCATCATAAGTAAATCCTTTTCTATTTGAAGTTCTCCATGCCAAATTTTCTAAAGAGAACATGTATTTTTTTACTTTACCATCTCTTAAACTACTACCATCAACAGGCGCTATGTTGGTATTATATGTGTTATCTAATACTGAATTAGTATATTTCCTAATATTACCTTCATTTTTTTGTAACTCATCATATGTAAAATATGGTCTATCTTTGGTAAAGACTCTACAATATTCGAGACCTTCTACATTACCTCCTCCTACAGAATTTTTAGTAGTGTATCTTAAAACTTTGGAACCTTTAGTTATTTCTTGGTATCCATCATTAAACACTTTAGTAATTTGATTTATTGCGTTACCGACGTGTTCCTTAGGATTTTTACTTCTTTGTCCCGCATTGACTAATTTTTGAGTAACATCTAAAATTGAGCCCGGTGTGAAACTGTATTTTACAGAATCACTTTTTTCGAAATCAGTTAAATTACCAAAAGTAAATTCACTATTATCTGAGAATTGTTCTCCACCTCTACCTTGTAATTTACCTGGAAGTGGGTTGTTTTTACCTCCGGTTTTTAATTGACCTGTCCATGTAAAACTTCCAAACACCGTACTTCCAATCCATTTACACCCATCTTTAGTACTACCAGCACTATAAAAGTTTCTACTATTTAGACCAAATTTAGTATCATCTAATTGTGAACCCTCATATAATTTACCAACATTACCATACGATTGTACAGGACCTACCGCCGATTTTGTCCCATCTTTCGATAAAGGTAATTCATCTGAAGGTGAAATTAATTCAGTTAAATGACTTTTTCTATCTCCAACATAAAACACACCTTTTGGTGCTGTTAAGTTGTTTCCAATCTTATAATTTGGTCGATAAGGATTGTATTTAAGTTGGTCATACAATAATTTACGGGTAGGTACCGAAGTGTATTCAATCAACAATTCAGAAGAATTTTGATTTGCAGGTTGTAAAACACTAAATAATGAACCTATGGCGCCACCTAATATTGAAAGTGGATTTTCGTATGGTCCATTACCGATTGGGTCGGGGTAATCAAAATATTCACCAGGTATGTAAGAATACGGTGAATATAACCCTGCAAGTTTTGCTGCGAAGTTAATGCCTTGACCAAATAGAAAATCGGGTGTTGTAATATTATAAACTCTTGAGACTATAGGAATATTACCTGTTAATAACCCTATAGCATTAAATGGGTCAGTATTAGGTTTTACTGATATTTCACCAGTGTCGGGATTTACGTTTGAGTTGAATATGTTTACTTGACCTAATGTTTGTTGGTATAATTCATATGCAACTCTATGTTTGAATTCCTTATTCAAGGATTTTGCACCAATGTTTGCAAGACTTGAGTCTTCAGATAGCGTACCCTCCGAACCGGAAGGGTTATCACTTAATAAAATACTGTAAGGGGTATATGTTGATGGTAAAAATATAAATGTACTATCAGAATTAGCATATGGTAATTGTAGTGCCTTCAGTTGAAGTGTTTTGAAATCTGACGGGTCATACTCACCGTCACCAGTTGCGTATCTATTAGATAGGTATGCCTCGGTTTCTTTAACACCACCAACTAATTCTAAAACACTCCCGTTGGAATCTGTGACGTCATAATTACCTTGTGGTATGGTTAAACTTTTTAATTTTCTATATGGTTCAACTTCAACATCACTTTGACCTTGTTCAGGTCCCCATTGGTTTTGTAGAAAATTAGGTTTTCTTACTTCTTCACCTACTATCTGAAGTTCACTGTTTACCGTATCAGGGAAACCATACTCACCTTCATTTGCATTTGTTTGTAAGTTGTTATTAATTGCAACTTCTGAGTTTGGTAAATTTTCAGGACCATATTGGTTGATAGCAATCAGTCCTGGCCTGTCGTTAATACCTTCGTTCTCTAAAGGACTATTTACCGTATCAGGAAACCCATACTCACCTTCATTTGCATTTGTTTGTAAATTATTATTAATTGAAACTTCGGTAGTTGGTAAGTTTTCAGGTCCGTACTGATTATTAGTGATTAAAGTTGGTCTATCAATTTGACCTGTTACTTCTAAACTACTACCTACAGTATCTTGAACAGTGTATTCCCCTTCACCTATTGTACTTATTACTTTATCATTATTTATATACCACGCAGTAGAACCAAAATCAGATACACCATTTTCAGGTCTATAAACATTTTTAATAATGATTTGTTTTTCAGTTTCGTTACCAATAATTTCTAAATCACTACCGATTGAGTCGGGATACCCATATTCACCCTCGTTTGTTTTGTAATTTAAGTTGTCATTTATTGAAACAGTGTTACCATACTCTTTTGAGTTATTTTGTGGTCCATATTGATTAATTGGGAATAATAGTTGTTCTTGTTTGTTTCCAATTTGTTCAACACTTGGTGAATCGATTGGTGTTAAATCATTATTTACATATTCCGAGGTTCCAGGTTTACTATCATTAGAAAAAGCATTATCTACTTTGTATGGTGGTAAATTTCTTACCAACAGTTTTTTTCTAAAATTTTCACTTGAATTAAATGATAGTGGACTCTCCATTCAGTCTTTTTATGATAAATAGATTGTTTTAGATTTTTTTAGGCAAGTACGCCTTGTTGTCTTTTATAATCATTCAATTTATAAAGAACTGTGTCCATAATTTGTTTTTGAATTTCTGGCGAATTAAACATTTTCGCAACCTGTCCAGGGTCTCCATTAATTGAACCGTTTAGATTTATATTAATATCTATAGCTCCTGTTAAATTTCCGGAACTTGCTTTTGATAAAGCATCACCTAAACCTACACCAACAGCAACATCATCACCAACGATTCCTTTATAAATTGCACCTTTTGATAAAATTGTTGGTGCACTACTATTTGAAGGTATAAATCCATCAGGCATTGTGGTAAATCCTGCGTTTGTTATTGCCGCCTCAACCTCAGTTGCCATATTAGTAGTCGATGTTTTTGCTACCGTAACCGCACTTGCTTCACCTTTGGTTACTCCTACGGCAACGTTAGCCATTGTCTTTTCTACTTTACCGGTCAATTGTCTGTATGCATCAGCAGCATCTTTATTTTGAGATTCGACCGCATTAATTAAATCATCTTGTTGTTTCGCAGTCATACCTAACACCACAGCCTTTTCGATTCCTTGTAATGCTGCTAATTGTTTATCTTCGATATTCATTTGTTCTAATGCAATATCTTTTGCCGATTTTGTAGAGTCAACTTGATATTGGTCTAATGCCTCTTTAAATTTATCATCTTTCATTAATTCAGTTAAATCTCTTGTACCTTCTTCAAAACCAGGTATATCAACTTGTACTTTCCCTTTTTTATCTATTTGTGCTAAACTTGATAAAACGCCTTTTTGGTCGTCAGTAAGACCATCTAAATCTACTGAATTTTTAATAAAATCCAACTTAGCCATTTCACGACCCGATTCCAACATTTCGTCAAAATTAGCGCCTGTCAATTCAGCCTGTGCTCTCAGTCTATATAAATCTTGAGTTGATGCTTTGAATTCTCCTGTTTCTTTATTAAAACTAAAAGCAGATGCGGTTGATTTTGCTAACTCATCTTGTAATCCTTCCATATCGCTTTGAGCCATACGTAGTAGTTGGAAAGGGTCTCCGAGTTTTCCTATAGCTCCACCTAACATTTGAAATCCTGCTGCAGCTTCAATTGCGCCTTCAGGGTCTAAAACCTTTGCTTGGAGTCCTTTAGCTCCAATTCCTTCTATTGTTGTTCTTAACATTGCCGCTTGTTTGGCCATATTTTTCAAACCATCAATACCGTTTTTGAATCCAAACCCACTCGCCATTTTTAATCCACCCTGCACTGCTTTCATATATGCGGCAGTGTTAATACCAGATTTTCTTGCTTCGTTAGCGATTCCTTTCATGGTTTCTAACGCCTCCTCTTGGGTTCCTCCAAATCTAACAATGTCGGTAACCATTTTACTAGTTTCTTTCGTTGTTAGTCCGAATGCTTTACTTGTCGCTACTATGTTTGCTAAAACTTCAGCAGATGGATTGACCATTCTTCCCATAGATTCTGCTAACCCCGCAGCAGCTTCTGACACATCTTTTAATGAACCTCCAATTGAAATTACGTTGTCTAATGCTCTACTTAAGGTTCTTCTAAACTCATCTGCACGAGCGGCTCCTTTTCCTGTGAAGTCGGCAACACCACCCATACTTCTTAGTACATTTCTAGCTGCGGTGTCAATACCAACCATTTGTGATTGTTGTTTTCTAACAACATCATGTAATTTGTCTAAATCTAGACTTACAGTTGCAACATAATCCGTAAAAGACTGCTTTAATGCATCTAATTGACCCTTTTCACCAGAAATATTCTTAAACTTACTGGCACCCGAACCCTCAACTTCACTTTGGAAAAATAACATAGTTTTTATTTAATAAATAGGAATATCTATTGTTTTTTATACATTTCAACAATTTTACCTACAAGGTATTTTCTTTCGAAAACAGGCATACGTAAGAGGTCATGATAAGACAAATTAATTTCTTTTGCTAATAAAAAATATTCGTCTAAAATATTTTTTTTATATTCCGAAGAAAGGACGAAAAAATTCAACCCCAAAAGTCACATCGATTGTAACTTTTTCTCCTGACGGGGCTATTACTGTTTTTTGTAAATCTAATTGTGGTTCACACCTTTTAAGAAATTTTCTAAGTTCCTTAGAATCAATTATTGGTAGTTGACTAATGAATTTAACAATATTTTCTCTATTTGTGTCCCCATCTACAGAAACAATAGATTTTTCAAGTCTTTTTGTAATTATTGGTGCTACCATTTTGTCAGGATATGAATCCCTCATTTTATCAATTTCTCTTTCATCACCCAAATTAAGTAATCGTAATTGTACTTTTCGTTGACTTTTAGGTAGTGTAAAATCAAATAATCCTTCAGAATTTGGTTTCACATCGGGCTCTTTAATTTTTATTGAGTCTAAAACTATAGAGGTTTCAAAAAATATGTCTGTTCTAGGGTCTTTAATTTTGAATTCGTATTCGCTCCCAAAAGAAGTGTTACGTAAAAAAATTAAAACAGCCTGTACATCCACATCCAACATTTGGTTAATGTCAAATCCAGGTTCATATATTTTATTTTTAAGTAGGGTATGTATGATACCATCATTAATAATGTTTGGTGATGATAAATAATTCTCATCAGTAGCTGTAAGGTAACCAACTTTCAAACTTTCTTTTTTAGGTTTGTAGAATACCCCTTTAGTTGGTAGTGATACTATATCATGCGGAAGATTAAAATCCATTTGTCCATATTGTGTACTTTGGTCCATAATTTTTTTCTTTAAAAATAACTTTACTTTATCTTATGTAAATAAAAAATCCCACCTAAAATAGATGGGATTAA